ATCATCTCCAGCTTTACTGAGTTCTCGTTCTCAAGAACCTCACGAATGGGCATTGTCTTGCCCTTCTCAATTCCATCTCGGATGGTGTTGCGAGCTGTCTCTACAGAATCAACATCGCGCTTTAGAATCTCTCGCTCAAGAACGTGGAAGGCTTCGTCTTCCTCCATCCGCCCAACAGCAATGTATCCACCACAAAGGATAGCGGCCTTCAGTAGTGTTGCGTGCTTCTCTCCATCTTCTGCACGACGTATCATTGATGATACAACAGCAAGTTTGTTGTAGTCGGTGTAGTGGTCTTTCTGCGCTACCTTTTGTGAGATGGCCTTCTCAGAAAGCATCTTACCAAACAGCTCAGAGTTCTCATTGACTACAAGCTCTGGGTCGTAGCTGTCAAAGCAGGCACGAGATTCGTTGATTCCCGAAGGATCTACCTCGAGACCATACTCGGTATCGAAGTACGACTGAAGTGCTCGGAAATGGTCTCTATGGAGGCTAGGATTGGATATACGCACCAATGCCTTGAGTCCTTCTCCTGAAGGTGAGATCCAACAAGCAAAAACGTATGGGTCTGTAGACAGAACATTCTTACTACCCTCAACGTCGATGTGATCGAAGTCAAGGACTATAAGTCCACTATGTTCGTCAATTGATTCGTCCTTTCTGGTCTCGAATTTACCCGCCCATAGGATCACCGGAAGCCTTTTCTTCGCTTCTTTCTCTCCTGATCTTACTTGTTGTACTAGTGGAAGGTGTTTCCCACCAGTCGAGATTCTTGTGAGTGCGGACTGAACCGTTATATATCGGGGATTGTCCGTCTGTGTCACGCTCTGGAAGATCGTAACTGATTGGTTGAGCACGCTCATTTTCAATTGCAATTTTAAGTAGGATAAGGTATCCAATGAGGTCTTGGATGGTGTCTTCGGTGTCTGCTGTAATGCCGCGGTTCTTGATACGCATCAGCTTGTCGTCGATACGGCAGGCGAGATTCTCAACAGCAGAACCTTTGGCAAATATATTGGCAGGCTTGAGTGCTGAATCACCGTATGCTGCGTTCTTCTCAAGCAAGAGGTCGCGAACTCCGTTTGCAATCTCTCTAATCTTTTCTGCTGATGTCATTCCTTTACGAATACTCCGTCAACCATACGACCCTTACGATCCTTGATCTCGTTGTATGCCAACTGCAAACAGTCGTGGGCGCTAAGTCCTGACTGCGATGCCAAGATGATCAGCGTTACAATCGAGTCACCAATACCATCGGCAAGCTCAGCTTTCTTTCCGCGAGCAAGTGCCGCCATAGTCTCCCCGACTTCTTCCATTACCTTAAGCGCTTGTCGATTGCGGTACTCTGGCTCGAGCAGGTTACGCTCGCGTGCCCAGTCCTCTACTGCGAGGAACAGTTCTCCTGTTGTCATTTCTGTGTTTCTAGAATTAAACTTAATGCCGCAAGATATCCAGACCAATACTTCTCTTCAGGTTCATTGCGCTGATATTTGCAGACGTTGCGAAAGTACTGCGCCTTTTTGTATTGTTCAGCAATCAGTCTCGGATTTTTCATAAATCAGTTTGTTTTTTGTTGGCTAAACATTCGTGACACCACAATTCCCAGTTCTCTCCGGACTCTATGTTGAACATAAGATCATCCCAAGACGTGCTCTCCTTTCCGCACTTAGAGCATTCAGGAGCCGGACCGAAGTCATCGTCGATGTTCTTATAGAATTCGTTGAACGCCTCAAGGTTGTCGCCTTTGTTGCCGTTCATATTGTAGAAGTCAATGTAGTACGGACCGAGGTCTACCACGATTGACCACATACCTCTGGTGTAGTTGATAAACGATACACCGAACCCCCACTGTGAGTAGTACTTGCCTGTTTTAATTTCCATTTGTTTCTTTTATTACGTAAATATATGAAGGGGCTTGCGCCCCTCCAAACATTTACCTTAAGTATCTTTAATTTATTTTCATACTATTTTTCAAAAAAACGTTTATGCATCTTAAAGTTAACAAATGCATACCAGTGCCAACCAAAGGCACTAAATAAAATAAAGATGGCGTAAGACCAAGGCATTTCATCGTTAGACGCTAAGAATGACACAACACCATAAATAACTCCAAGAAAAATAGCCTTAACAAGATGTTGAACCATTTTAGGTTGAGCATTAAGAGGGGGTTCAAGTCTGAACATAAACACACCATAGTAAACTGCAATAACTGATATACTCAAGTAGAGTTGAATCAAATCGGAAATCCAAACGGGTAAAGTGGCACTCACAACTTTATTTTTTTAATTTTTCAAATAAGAATTCTACTACGTTTAAGCCTAAATATCCTAAACCAAAGGCAACACCAGCAGTCATATTCTCTTCAAGACCAGTAATACTCATAACTATAGGAGTAATAAAGGCAGCGGTGGCTATTCCTGAAAAAACAGAAATCAATCTTGATGCTAATGTTGTATTGGTTTTATCCTTAGATGTTTTAATTAGAGCCCCAATTAAAGCAGGAATAATACTTTCAATGCTAATGCCAACTGCCGCAATAAGGGTTAAGATTGATAATATAATCATTTTATATCATATATGTTTTTATGCACGGTGTAAATATATAAAAATATATTTAGTCTTAATATGTCAACTCCCACATTACATTGAACCAGCGCATCTCCTTCTCAGCATAGGATGCTCGCCCCTTGAGTTCCTTCATAAGGTATTGCTTACCCCACCCTGTAAACTCCTCCCCCTGCTCAACAGTCATAGTGTACTTCTGGAACCACTTGTCTACGCCGCGAATGTCTTCGTAGGTAACGTCGTGTCCAGCAATCACAAACATCTGATTGATAAGGTCAATGACTGCCTTCTCTTTCTTTTGTTCTCTGGTTAGTCGTTTCATTTAAGTATTCTTTGTACATTTAACATTAAATTAACATACGATGAAGAAACTTTTGATTGCCTTGCTTGCATTACTCACCGCCTCTTGCTCAACCATCCAGCCTATGAACAGCTTTAGTACTTTGACGAACTGTGTCGTGGATGGCTGTGCAAATTCGTCAATTCACCAACACGTTTTCCTCGAGTAGTCTTCTTCTCTCCCTTTAGTCGTGGCATATTGATCACGATCCATCGGTAGAACTCGTTAAACTCAAGCTCGTTGAGCTTCTTTTCTATTTCTTTTATTGGATCACTCATCGTCTGTGTCGTCCATATAGTCTTGATACTCAGGGTAGTGCTCGCCAGTGTTGCCGTTCTGCCCGATGATTCGCATCCGCTCATTTAGCTTCTCCTCTTCTTCGGCCCACTCAAGTTCCCTTGCGTGGTTTGAGCAGGGCGTTACCTGATTGTCTACGTGATCTTGGCTGTCACCAAGGTCGTCCCAGAACACGAACTTCATATCGCTTCCGGGTCCTTTATTCTTGTCTTGACTCATAGCCTACAATTTTTTTGGTGTTGATTTTTACAATTACAATCTTCTTCTCTCCCTTGTACGTCGACCCGTAGACTCTATCCATCAGGCTGTCCATAGTCTTGTGGTCGTTGGTCATAATCTCGCTCGGTGTCTCGCACTTTGTTACGATCCATTCCTCCTTCTTATACTTTTGCTTGCCTTTGGTATATGAAATCGTTGCCAGAAGGTAGTAGATCGGACGAGGCATCGATACGGATTTTGTGGATTAGACTTTCAGCGATTTGCTTGGCTAGTATGATTCCAGTACGCATCTCGTCCTGAATCTTTGCTGTTGGGATAGTTACACAGTTGTCTCTGTCTTTTCCCCATATGAAGAACACCACGAACTCGGTGTCTGTTCCAAACGGAACAAACTTGATGTGGTCTCCTTCCCATTGTGCCTGCGTTACGAAGAATCGGATGTCTTCACCGCCCTTCTCGTCCTTGACGGCAAAGGAGGATGAAGGGGGGACAGTGACGTCCCTCCCCCATTCCATCGACAGCAGGTATGCAATCGATGACTCCAACATTAGAATGGTAACGACTCGCTGTCCTCGTTGTGAACAGGGCGGCTGTTGTACGTCTTCTTCTGGAATCCACCCTGACGGTTGCCTCCGTTGCTCTTCTTGAACTTCTCTGCTTCAGCAGGATTGTACACATCGAGGAACGGGTATCCTTCGTGAAGGATTACAACCGTAGCGTTTACGTTTCCTTTCTCGGTAACAAACTCCTTCATAGCTTCGAGTTGCTCTGGCTTGAATGAAAGTTTGATACGCTGCTTAACCTTACCACCGTCTGGGTATTCAGGCTCAGAAACAAACGCGTACTTGGGGCGATCTGATTGTTGCGACATAAAAAATATAATTAAAGTTCTCCGTAGATGATGTAACTGTCAAGGTCTTCGCCATTGATGAAGTAGTCCGTGTAAACACGAACCGCTTGCTCAACAAGACGCTTCCCTTCGAGATAGAAGGCTTCGGATACGGAGAATACCCCGATGTCCTTGCTACCTTTATCGACTGCAATAAACTTAAAGTTCTTGTAGTCAATTCCAAACAGCGTGCAGTAGATGTATACTTGTGCAGGATAACCATACTTGCGTGCGCTGTAGTTAAAGCCCCCGATGTCGGAGGTCGTTTTAAGATCGTAGACCGCAACGCCGCGGTGAAGAATGTCAGCCTTTGCTCGGTGCGGCAAGCCTTCTACATCGCCAATAGCTGGCATCTCGAACTCTGCACCACGAAGCATATTCTTGACAATTTCATTGCGAAGAAGCGCATCTACAACATACATAGAATCGCTGTATTCCTTCTCGGTCAACAGCGTTTGACCTTTCGTTAGCTGTTGTTTCGCTTCCTTATATGCCTTAGTAGACTTAGAAGCAACATCAACAGTGACGAAAAGAGTATCAACTTTATCTGGCTCAAGAACTGCAGTATGAATTAGTTTACCCATTGCAAGCGCGGCTGTGTCGAGGGATTTCCCACGCAACATCTTTGCGTATTCTTTTGGGCTCTGGTTAAGGAGCTTGTCAGAAGAAGATGATAGTGAAGCAGATGAGAGATAACCGTAGTAGAAGTCATCATCCATCATAGCTTCAAGAATCGTGGGCA